AAAAATTTAATTAACCATTCATTATATAGGTTAAAAGTAAAAACAACTGCTTTAACATTTAATTTTTTAGCTTCTTCAAATTGTTTTGGTAATAAGTAATCGCCTTGCCACCATTTTTTTCTTGCATTAAGATTTGTCCAAGTACGAGAACCTAATATCATAATATCTTTTGACCAAGGACTTATATAACAACCACTGGCCGCTATTGGTGTTTCATTTTTTAATAATACAAAAAATTTACCTTTGTCAAATCTTTTTTTATTAACAATACTATACATTAATGAAGATTTTGTGTTTTGCCAATTTTTCCAATTAATATTTTTTGACGCTAAACTTAAATCTTCTTCTGAAAGTTTACAGATTCTTTTTAAAATATCTTCATATTTTTGCCAATTAAAACTGTCAATAGATACTACTTTAATATTGTTCATTTATAAAATCTAAGGATTGTTTAGTGACATTGGTATATCAAAGATAAAGGTAATTCTTTCTATATCACCTAAACTCTCGGCCATATGATTTTTTTTATTGTTGAACCAGAAGAATGTACCTGGTTCTACTATAATGACCTCTTTTGTACTGTCGTCATTACCATCGTCCCATACATTAAATCTATATGTACCTGCAATACACAAATGGTAACGATCTTTAGACTGATAATATTTACCTACATCTATATGTTTTTCAGTAATATTTCCAGGAGATGTTTTTAGAAAAGCACAACGGCATACAGCATTCGTAAATTTTTGTTCTGTAATAAATTTTTGTATTTCAGTATGTCTTTGTAAAGCTGGAGTAGGCATACATATTTCTGTATCACCACTTAACTCACCAGGTTTTGAAACACCACCTACAATCAATTGTAATAAAGTATGAATTTTTTTACTTGTAAATTGAGTAGATGCCATCTTTGTCATCTTTGACCAATCATTAGAATATTGATCTAATTGTTTTACAATAGCAGACACATTTACGTTTTCTTTTATAACACGTAAGTTTTTCATTATTATTCAATTTGTTAATTATATAACACTATTTATCTGTTATAAATAACATATAAGGAGTGATTATATGGTAACAATAAATGGCGTAGAATATGATGAAACAAAGTTTAGTGATAAATTAAGAAATTATATTATTGCTAGACAAGAAATCGTACAAAGTAAAACCCGTCATGTAATAGAAGTTGAAAAGATAGATGTTTTAATAGAATACTATAATAACAAAATTATTGAAGAATTAGGTATACAAATAAACAAAGATACAGATAATAAAAAATAATGGCCGCTATAGCTAACTTATCAATAGACCAAGGTGCAACTTTCACATCAGATGTCACGGTTAAAGATCTTGACGGAGCTGTATTTGATTTGACAGGTTATATTGGTCGAGCCAAAATGGCCAAAGGTTATGCTTCCACAAAAACACGAACAACAATAACAGTTACATTTGCTGCTGATAGAACCACAGGCGTGTTAACAATTTCATTAACGGCCAATCAAACGTCTGCATTAGATCCTGAAAGATACGTTTATGATGTGGAAATTGAGTCGCCAACAGGCGTGGTTACAAGAGTTATAGAAGGCATTATTACTGTTAGACCTGAAGTTTCTACATAAAATAAATCTATATTATAAGTTAAAAATAATATAAATATATCAAAAAGAGAGATTTAAATGGTTAACATTACAGCTAAAATTAACACACCCTCATCATCAGGACCTCAAAAGGTATCAGTTAGCGTTCCTGCAACTGTAGCCGTACAAAATAGTAATTTACAATTAAAACTTTTAGGTGATGTTGATGTAACTGATTTAAATGACGGAGCATTATTACAATATAGAGCAAGCGATCAAAAATTTGTAAGTAGAAACGAAATAATTACAAATACAGGTAATTTAACTCTAAATGGAGGAGAATACTAATAAATGGCAACAGTAATTAAAATTAAAACATCTAATGCCGTTGGTAAACCCGCTACAGCCAAAATCGGAGAGCTTGCATATTCTTATGGAGTAGGTGCTTATAACACAAATGGTGATAAACTTTTTATAGGTGTAGGCCCTATTGATGGTGTAGGTAACGCTTCAATACAAGAAGTTATTGGTGGTAAATATTTTACAGATTTAGCAGATCATCAGCCAGGCGTTCTTACCGCTTCATCTGCAATTATTGTTGACTCAAGTAAAAGAATAGATGAGTTATCAGTAGGTAATCACATTACAGATGGCGGTGTAATAAAATTTAATGAAGGCACAAGCAATGGTGCTAATTTTGTAGGACTTAAAGCTCCTGACGTTCTAGCGTCAACTCTTACATTTGTTTTACCAGCACAAGATGGTTCGGCAGGTCAATATTTAAAAACAGATGGTAATAAAAATTTATCTTTTGATACAATATATTCAAATTTTACAATTGTTGGTGATACAGGTTCAGATACATTTAATACTAACGAGACTTTAGATTTTGAAGGTAATGCTCAAATTAATACCACTGTAAGTGATAACAAAGTCTCTTTTAATATTATTAATGATTCAATCGGTACAACGCAACTTACAAATGCAGGTGTTACAAATGCAAAGTTAGCAAATCCGGCAACAACATTAGGTAGCACAACACTTACTTTAGGTTCAACACAAACAGATTTATCAGGATTAACTTCTTTAGTTGTAGATGACATTACAATAAATGGTCAAACTATTACAACAATAATTGGAAATAAAGATATTGTATTAACACCACACGGAACCGGCACTGTTACCGTTCCAGCAGGATATAAAGATCGAGCAGGTTTTGGAACAACATCACTTGCAACAAAAGAATATGTTGATTCAGTATCGCAAGGTTTAGATGTAAAAAATTCTGTTGTAGTAGCAACAACTGCAAATTTAGTAGCAACTTACGATAATGGCGTTTTAGGTGTAGGTGCAACATTAACTTTTGCTTCAGCTGTAAATACACTTGACGGTATTGCACTAACAAACGGCGATAGAATTTTAGTTAAAGACCAAACGACCGCAAGTGAAAACGGTATTTACATAAGAACATCATCAACTGTTTTAACAAGAACAGTTGACGCTGATACAGCAAGTGAAATAACAGGCGGTGCATTTGTATTTGTAGAACAAGGTACAGCTAACGCAGAAAATGGTTATGTCTTTACACACGAAGGCACACCTACATTAGGTTCAACATCACTTACAGTATCACAATTTTCAGGTGCAGGCCAAATTACAGCAGGTGCTGCTTTAACAAAAACTGGTAATCAATTAGACGTAGCGGTAGATAACAGTTCAATAGAAATTGTAGCAGATCAATTAAATGTAAAAGCATTAGGTATTACAAACTCAATGTTAGCAGGTAGTATTGCAACTAGTAAATTAGCTGCACCACATTTTTTTATTTCAGATGAAACATCATCTGTTGCACAAATAAATTTAAATGAAACTTTACAAATAAATGCAGGCGAAGGTATTGATACATCTATTTCAGGCAATATGATTAATATTATAGGAGAATTAGCGTCAAACGCAAATAAAGGAGTAGCTTCATTTAATGCAGGTAATTTTACAGTTACAAGCGGTGATGTTACCGTAACAACAATAGACGGAGGAACATATTAATGTCATTTTTTATTTGGCATATTTTAGCAATTTTAACAGTTATGACTGTTTCTTATATTATAGGATATAGTATAGGTCATAAAAATGCTATTGAAAAAAGAAATTTTAAAATTATAGATCGTATAAAAAATATTTTTAGGAAATAATTATGCCAACTGTAATTAAACCTAAAAGGTCAACTGTACCAGCTTCAGTTCCGCTAGCAGGCTCTTTAGAAATAGGCGAATTGGCTATGAACATACCTGATGGTAAATTTTATACAAAAGATCAATTTGGTTCTGTATTAGAAGTTGGTGGTGCTGGTGCAATTACACTTCAAGGTGTTACTGACAACAGTGCTGTCACAACAAACAGTATTACTTTAAATGGTGGCAACTTAATATTTGAAGGTCTTGTTGAAAATGCTTTTGAAACAACTTTAACTGTAGCAGAACCAACATCAGATCGAACAATTACTTTACCAGATCAATCAGGCACAGTGGCAATGGATGGAGACGCTTTAGCATACTCTATTGTTTTTGGAGGATAAAAAATGGCAAGTTTATTTAAAAATGCCGGAATGCAAATAGTAACATCTGATAATGCTAGTGCAAATTTCTATACTTGTCCTGCTAGCACAGTGGCCGTTATACACGCTTTATATATTTCAAATAAAAGTTCTTCAAACGTAGGCAATGTAGATGTAAAAGTTACAACTGATGGCGGCACAACTTTTTATCATATAGGAAAATCTTTAGAGATAGAAACTAATAATACATTAGTTTTAGATAAACCAGTAAATTTAGAAGCAAACGATATTATTAGAATTGTTGCAGAGCTCAATGTTGACTCAACTGCACCAGATATAGAAGCATTTGCTAGTATATTGGAGATTTCATAATGTCATATTTAATAGGTACAACTTCAATATCAGTAGATAAATTAAAAAACTTTAATGCTTTAAGAAGAACGACCGAGGGTATGTTGTATTTAACAACTATTGATAGACAAAGAAGTAATGAAGAAATTTTAGTCTCACTTTATTTTGAAGAAGGTAAATCAGATTTAGTTCCTACAGATGAAACAAATTATGTTACAGAAAGAAAAGAATATTTTAATCCGCAAATCTTTACAGGAGATGGTGCCACAACTACTTTTTCTCTAAGCACATCAGGTTTAACAATATCAAATATAAGTGTTTTTGTAAATGGTATTGAAAAAACAGCATTTACGGACTATACTTTTTCAGGCACAACATTGACTTTAGTTTTGGCACCAGCAGCCGGAATTTCTGTGGTAGTTTTGCAAAATAATAAGAGATATAAAAACAATGATAGTGACAAATACCAACAATTTACTTATGATTTTAACTCAACTTACTTTATAAATAGTGATGGAATACTTACAAGAAGGGAAAATAAACCAGTAGCTCGAACACCATTAGCTAGTGATAATTTTAATACTTTTGAAACTACAGCTACGGTTAACAGCACAACTTGGAGCACCTACTAAAAAATGTTTATAAATATATATTTAAAATAAATTACAACTATGGCAGATTTTCAACTAGGTAGACTTAAATTTAAATGGCGAGGCGACTGGGCTACCTCAACGGCATACGTTGTAGATGATTTAGTAAAATATGGCGGTAATACATATGTTGTTACTGTAAACCATACTTCAGCTGCAACATCCGCAAACTTTTATACAGATTTAGCAGCTTCAAAATATTCTTTACATTCCGAATCTCTTTTCTTTAAAGGCGATTATGCCGCTTCAACACATTACAAATTAAACGATACAGTAAAATACGGTGCTAGACAATATCGTTGTACAACTCAACACACATCAGCGGCCGCTGTTAGTGGTGTAGCAATTTTAAATACAGCAAATTTTCAATTATATATTGACGCAACAGATTACAAAGGCGACTATACTGTAAGCACATATTATAAAGTTAATGATGTTGTAAAATATGGTGGCAGTTTATACATTTGTATCACTGCACACACATCATCAGGAGCTGCATCTTCTTTTGACGAAACAAAATTTAATTCTTATTCAGAAGGTTTACAATTTGAAGATAGTTATAACTCTGCTACAAATTACCAAAAAGGCGATATTGTAACTTATGGTGGATATGTTTACGTTGCAATCGTTGAGGTACCGGCAGGCAATACACCAACAAATAACGCATTTTGGGATATCGTAACAACAGGTTATAATCCAGTAGGATTATTTTCATATGGCACGGCATATAAAACAGGAGATGTTGTAAATTACGGAGGTAATTCTTACGTAGCAAATGCAAATCATTCGAATCAATATCCGGCCGTTCAGGCAACTGGCGCCGTAAACTCATCTTATTGGAATTTAGTAACATCAGGTTTTAAATATCAAGGATCTTATTCTTCAGGTACAACATATTACATAGGTGAAGTTGTAAGATATTTAGGATCATCATACGTAAATAAAAAAGATAGACAAACAGGTATAACTCCAGGCGTTGACGCTACAGTTTGGGAAACATTAGCAGTAGGTGATGAAGGCAATGTGATGACTGAAGCTGGAGATATGATTATTCTTAATGCTTCAGGTGCTCCAGCAAGATTAGATTTAGGACCTGCAGGTTCAATATTAACTTCTAATGGAATATTACCTGAATGGCGTTATGATGAAGGTACAAAAAACGTTTTATATGTTGCTAATTCAGGAGATGATTCTACAGGAACAGGCGCTAAAACTTTACCATACAAAACTATTAAAGCTGCATTAGCTGCTTCAAATAAAAATGATATTTTAGCACTTTCATCTGTTACTGGAGGCTCAGGCGGTCCAGCAGGTGTTTTTACTGTTTCTACTACCACAACAGGCGGTATAGGAACAGGAGTGGTTTTTAGAATTACATTAGACGGTTCATCAATACCTACAGTTTCAAATGTTACAATTGTAAACGGTGGTAAAAATTACGCTATAGGTGATTCTGTTACAATAAATGGTGCAACATATTTGGGTGGCGCTTCAAATATGACTTTAATAGTGAGCAATGTAGGTTTTGGAGATATGGTATGGATAAAAGCCGGATCATATTTAGAAAATTTACCATTAGTAGTTCCTCCTAACGTATCAGTAAGAGGTGAAGCATTAAGAGCTGTTGAAGTAAGACCTGCTACTGGTAGTTCATCAACAGCTGCAACAGTCACATTCGCTTCAACAATTTCAGGTGCTACTCCAGGAACTTACAAATATGTACACACAACAGCAGTTACCGGTTCAGGAGCTGGATTAGTAATAAATGTTACAATCACAGGCGTAGCTGTGAGTGCTGTTGCTGTTTATCATGGAGGTTATGGTTTTGAATTAGGAAACACCGTATCAGTAAGTGCAGGAACGATTGGTTGCGGAGGGTCAGGTACTCTAACATTGCAAGTTGCAACATTAGAAAATAATAATGCTTCTTATATGTGGTTATTAAATGATGGAACAAATTTACGATTAATGACTTTAAGAGGTATGACAGGTACATCTGTACACTTATCAGCAAATACTGCTTTTGGTGGTGCAGTTATAGCTTCGTTAGATCCTGAAGGAAGTATTTTAACACAATCACCATATTGCCAAGATATGACATCCATAAACTCTAATGCCGTAGGTATAAAAATTGATGGTCTTTTACACACAAGTGCTGCAAGTAATAAATCAATTTTAGGTACGCATTTTACACAAATTAATTCAGATGGTATTGGTATCTGGTGCCACGGAAATGGCCGAGCAGAAATGGTTTCTTGTTTTACATATTTTTGTAACAAATCTTATACTGCTACTGAAGGTGGTTTTATTAGAAGTCTAAACGGATCATCTTGTTATGGAGAACAAGGTGCCGTTGCAGAAGGACAATTAGTTGCTGAAGTACCTGTATCTGTACAAGGTAATGGTGAAATGTTAAGGTATAATTCAACTTTAGCGTCAGTAGGACCTGGTGGATTTATAGGTTTAGCTTCACAAACAGATATTTCAGGATCAATTACAACTAATGGTTCAGGAACTGCTACAATTATAGGAAATACATCAGGCGCAACAGCTACATTTTTTAGATATAACGTTGAATTAAATAATATACATATAAAAAATAGAGCAGGAAATTTTCAAAAAGGTGAAGTTATTACAATAACAAAAGAAAACTCATCAACATTTCAAGTTACATTAAATGTAAGTTTTGGTGAAACATCTCCATCCACTGTTGCTCAAATAGGTCAAGTAGGTCCAATTATTTCTGTAAAATCAGGAACTACACCATTAACAGCACCTAACATAATAAGAGTAGGTGCTAACGTAAAATTTGCAGGTAACTCAACATTTTATCGTGTCAATTTAGTAACAGAAGAAAACACCGCTGCTGGTACAGCAACTATACGTTTAACAGATAGTGTGACACAACTTGATGGTACTGTAACAAATAACGCTGTTACACTTGTAACAAGGAAATTTTCAAACGTACGATTAACAGGCCACGACTTTTTGGATGTAGGTACTGGAGATGTAATTACAACAAATTATCCAGGAACACCTTCTCAACCAGCCGATCAAACAGATGAAGTAGATGAACAAAATGGTGGCCGTGTTTATTTCGTTTCTACCGACCAAGATGGTGACTTTAGAGTTGGTGATTTATTCCGTATTCAACAGGCAACTGGTATTGCAACCTTAAATGCTGACGCTTTTGACCTTTCAGGTCTTTCAGAATTACAACTTGGTTCTATCGGTGCTCAATTAGGTGCTACAATTAATGAATTTTCAATTGATGAAACTTTAGCAGGAAATAGTAATACAGCTATACCTACAGAAAATGCCGTGTTAGGTTATATGACAAGAGATCACGCAGGCACAGGACATTGGGTGCCACCTACCGGCACAACAGGAGAAAGACCTACAGGTGGTGCTTTATACACAGGTGGATTTAGATATAATACAACTTTAACACAGTGGGAAGGATATAATGGAAGTTCTTGGACAGGATTAGGAGGCGGCAATCCATATATTACTATTGTAGGTGATGGTTCAACTATATTTACAGCATTATCAAATGATAGAATTTTTGTAAATACATCATCAGCGACTGCTACAATAAGCTTGCCATCTTCTCCATTATTAGGAGATGAAATACAATTTTTAGATTTTGCAGGAACTTTTGACACAAATATTTTAACCATAAATAGAAATGGTTTAAAAATTATGGGACTTAACGAAGACATGACTGTAAATGTTGAAAATGCAGGCTTTACTTTAGTTTACACAGGATCAACTTATGGTTGGAAAATAGTTGAAAACGATTAATAAATAATAAAAAAATATGAGCACATATCAAAGTTTTAAATTAAGTAAAAAAGAAAAAGATGATTTCTATGGAATTCTATTATCTACCGATTCAAAAACTATTCAAAAAACACTTACAAGAGTTTCAGGTAATGATAGTGTTTTTGAATTTTCACTTTCAACGGCATTTAATACTGCAACAGCTACCTTCACAGATTCATTTTCTTTAAATCAAAGTAACGAGTTAGCATATAATTCATCCAAATTTGCAACGGCGGCTGACATTAGTATTTCTGGAATAAAATTTAATAATGATGGCACAAAATTTTATGTTTGTGATTCTGCAAATAGTAGAATCAATCAATATAATTGTTCTACAGCTTTTGACATATCTACAGCTTCTTACGCAACAACATTCTCAACTTATGCAAAAGAAATTACGCCACGAGATTTAATTTTTAATGCTGCTGGTACAACAATGATTGTTTTAGGCGCAGGAGGAAATTATGATCAAGGTATATCAGCTCCACATCTTGTGCAATATACATTGTCAACTGCTTTTAATATTTCAACAGCAACTTTTTCAAAAAGGGCTTCGTTGACTTCTAGTTATCCTGACGTAAAAGGTTTAATTTCTAACGTGGCCGGAACAGTTTTCTATGTTTCAGATGATACAAATAATTTAACATCTGCTTATACTATATCATCATCTTTCGATATTGCAACTGTCACTGCTTTAGATTCGTATGATCATACTTCTACTGCTTCAACTATTCGAGGCATAGCTTTAAATGCGGCAGGAACTAAATTATATGCTTTAAATAATGCAACAAATTTAGTTTATGAATATCCATTAAACACGGCTTTCAATATTGTAAGTACACAGCCTTCTAGTGCTAACTTTTCAATAAGAACAAATAATATAAATCCTAAAGGAATTACTTTTAATACTGCAGGCACCAAAATGTATATAACTGGTGATGCTGGAAGATTTCAAATAGATGGTGGTGATGATGAAACTCCATACACTCACTTGGCTAGGACTAGAAACGCAATTAGAATGTACGAAGGTTTTACTTATGTGTTTGATGTTAGTAGCTCAACTTTATTAGACCACAATTTAAGTTTTTCAACAACTTCAAACGGTACTCATGCAGGTGGATCAGCATATACAACAGGAGTAACTTCTTCAGGCACTATTGGTAACGCAGGCGCTACTGTAACAATTGTAATTCCTAAAAATGCTGATAGTATAACTCCAGGCAGTGCTGTAGCTAATTTATTTTATTTTGATAATAAACATAGTAAATTAGGAGGTAGTATTTCAACTCCAGAATATAAAGAAATATTAAAAGTAATATCAACTAACTTTGTTGATAATATATTAACAAGAAAACAATCAAAATTACAAGAAGATGTGTTTCAAGCTAGTTATTTATTGAGTGCAAATACACAATTTTCTGTTGTTAATGGAGATTTAGTAATAAATATCGTATAAAAATTATGATTTTTATGAAAAAAAAACAATAGTTTAAAAAAATGAAAGTATAAACTAGTATAAATATAAGAAGGAAAAATAATAATGGCAACACTCAATTTAGGACGAATTAAACCTGTATTTCAAGGCGCTTACAATTCAGCTACAGAATATGTGGTAGATGACATTGTTACATTTAACGGCGAAACGTTTATTAATATTCTAGCTTCAACAGGAATTGCTACCTCAAATACAACATATTGGGCAAAATTAGCAAAAAAAGGCGATGATATAACTGTACTTACAACTCAAGGAGATTTTGTATATAGAGACGCTTCAGGCGTACAAAGATTACCAGCAGGCACAGCAGGCCAAGTTTTACAAACAGGAGGCCCAGGTGCAAATCCATCATGGACTTCTGCAAGCTCTGTTTTATGGCAATATAAAGATGCAAACTTTACCGCTGCGGCCGGAGGCGCATATATAATTAATACAACAGCTACTGCATTTACTATGACTTTACCTTCAGCTCCTGCAGACAACGATCAAGTTTTATTCGTTGATTCATTTGGTACATGGGCAACAAATAATTTAACTGTAGCACAGGCAGGTGGTTATAAAATAGCAAATGCAAATGAAAATTTAACTTGTGATCAAAATTATGCTACTATAAGATTGACATTTAAAACTACTCCTGATGTTACATCAACTTATATTGGCTGGTTATTAACATAATTTAAATATGAAAGTAAAAACTTTTATAATTAAAAACAAGAAATTTTAGGAATAAAATAATATGGCTTCAATTTCACAATTAGTTTTATCAAAAACAGATTCTCGTAAAGAAGGTTTACCATTATACGGATTTATGGGAGATAGTGGTAATGCAGACGCAGTAATGACATTTAGAATTTTTGACTCAGGTCATAAACTTGTAGGGACACCTTGGGGACACGGCTGTTATTCTACTGCAAGTTATAGATTTGGTATTACTAGTGACGCTATGCACGCTTATAACTATAACGATTTTGGTACTGACGTAACACATAGTGATTTAACAACACAAGGTTATAGTAGCTGGGTCAACTGGCTAAAAAGTGTATATCAATGTGATCAATATCCTTGGGCACAATATTACACTCTTTCCAGAACCGGTTATGTTACTTGGCAATCATATCATCAATTTTCAGAATCTATGGAATTTACAATTGGCTGGACAAAAGTAAACCACGTTTTACCAGAGGGCATTAGACCAAGAAGATTATTTTGTAATCGAAGACAAACATTAAGAGAATTAAATCCAGGAAATAATGCAAGCGGGCAAATTCAATATTATAATTATTCTGCTCATATGCCTGAAGTTACAAATACATATGCTGTAAGCACAGGATATAATGAAAAAAATAAAATGTTGGTTATGGTTCATTCATCAGGAGAAGGTGGTGAAACAGCAAAAACAGTTACAATATTTAAATCATCTTCATGCTTAAATAAAGCAACTACAATAAAAGAATATTTTGACAATTTAACTTACACAGAATATTTTACAGACACTTGGACAACAGATAATAATAGAGATTGGGTTACAATTGTAGGAAATAATGGTTACGTAGGATTTAGTCAAAAATACGGTAACAGTATGAATTATGGAGTGTTTAACTGTAATGTTGGCTCTGCTTTAGGAATTACAGGCGCAGCTAGACAATTTGGTAGCTGGCAAGCTTTTCAAGGTTCAACAACAACGTCTTATGGTACAAGCCAAGGTTCTCAATATTACACAAAATTTAATACTACTTGGGACGGAACTTGGGGAATGGTTTATAGTCCATATTATTACTATGGTGTAGGATTAAATGCTTTTTGTATGAGCTTAGAAAATCCTAGAAAATTTATTAGCGTAAATCAAACAAAATCAAGTAGAGGAAATCCTTATTTTGCTTGGGGCAGAACAGGATTTCATGGTGGTCATAGCGATAATACGGATTCTCAATCTCACAGAACATATGCTTTTTCTTTCGACCCAACAGATTCAGATCACACAAAGACAACAAAAGTGCTATGGGGACATAATGACGCTTCTAGCTTAGTAACTACAACTAATGATACTAATTTAGAAACAGCTTCAAGTATTGAATCAGGTTCAGTTGTTACAAATGGTACAGGTAATTTTGGTATACCTGAATCTAGAACTTTTTTACACGGCGGTTATCAATCGACTTCATATCCACTTATGTTCCAAGTTAACTGGTGGGGTAAATATGGAAATGCTGAACACTCATATGGAGGACTATACGGTACTTAATTTATGGCAATAATGTATTTTAACACACACGACGGATCAATTTTAACAGACAAAGACGAAGCCGGCCAACCAATGGTAAAACAAGGTAAAGCTTTAGCTATTGAAACTCCTTTAAACATTGCTCAATGGAGATTAAAAGCAGATTTAAAAACTAGAGAACTTGTTATTTTTGGTGGAGTAGAAAAAACTGACGAACAAGCTTTAGAACATAAAAACAAACTATCTAATGAAGAAACGATAAAAAATAAAGAAAAAGCCGATTTACAACTGGCACTTATTGAAAAACAAGAAGATGAACGAAAAGCTTTAATGAAAAAACTACAAGAGGAGTATAAATAGTAAAAATGGCAAGACTTTTAAACTTACTTCAATCGAGGGTAGATCACCGTAAAGAAGGATTACCTTTATACGGAATGATAGGTGACTCTGGTGACGGAAATGGACAATGGACTTTTAGAATTTTTGACTCAGGTCACAAATGCGTAGGAAATCCTTGGGGCGGAACTGGCCACTCTACCACACACCACAGATTTGGTATTTGTGCTGACGCTATGCACTGTTATACACATAATGATTTTGGTACTGATATATCACATGGTGATTTAACATCACAAAGTTATTCTTCTTATACTATTTGGAATAGAAGTAATTACCAATGTGATCAATATCCTTGGGCACAATATTATACTGTTTCCAGAGCTTGAGATGTAACATGGCAATCATATCACCAAATAACATCATCTATGGAATTTACAATTGGCTGGACAAAAATAAATCACGTTTTACCGGAAGGTATTAGACCAAGAAGATTATTTTGTAATCGAAGACAAACATTAAGAGAATTAAATCCAGGAAATAACAGTAATGGACAAATTCAATATTATAATTATTCTGCTCATATGCCTGAAGTTACAAACACATATGCTGTAAGTACAGGATACAATGAAAAAAATAAAATGTTGGTTATGGTTCACTCATCAGGAGAAAGCAGTGAATCAGCAAAAACAGTTACAATATTTAAATCAACTAAATGTTTAAATGCTGTACAAAAAATAAAAGAATATTTTGACAATTTAACTTACACAGAATATTTTACCGATACTTGGTCAACAGATAACAATAAAGATTGGGTAACTGTCGTAGGAAATAACGGTTACGTAGGATTTGGTCAAACAACTGGTAACTCATTGACTTACGGCGTATTTAACTGTAACGTAGGATTAGGTTTAGGAATTACAGGTGCAGCCAGACAATTTGGTACATTTCAATCATTTCAAGGTTCAACAACCACTAGATATAATTGTAATCAAGGTAATCAATATTACACAAAATTTAATCACACTTGGGACGGAACTTGGGGAATGATTCATGCACCTTACTATTATTACGGGCCAGGATTAGACGCTTTTTGTATGAGCTTGGAAAATCCTAGAAAATTTATTAGTGTAAGTCAAACTAAATCTTCAAGGTCAAATCCTTATTTTGCTTGGGGTAGAACAGGATTTCACGGAGGCTGGTCTGATAACTGTGACGGCGATACATTTAGAACATACTCATGGAGTTTTGATCCTAACGATTCAGATCACACTGTGACAACAAAAGTGTTATATGGTGAAACTAATGCAGACAGTTTGGTAAGTACAACTAATGATACTAATATAGCTAGTGCTTCAAGTATTACATCAGGTTCAGTAATTACAAATGGCACAGGAGTTTTCGGTATACCTGCGTCCAGAACATATTTACATGGTGGACAAAACTCGACTAACTATCCTCTTATGATGCAAGTAAATTGGTGGGGTCCTTTTGGCCAAAACGATATGAATTATGGAGGTATTAGACAATAAATAGGATATGAAAATAGCTTATTTTAATATACACAACGGATTAATTTTTTCAGAAAACGCAATAGCAGGTGAAGAAGCTGTAAAACAAAATATGGCTGTGGCAGCTGAAATTCCTGAAAATATTTCAAGCTGGAGATTAAGTTATGATATAATTACAAGAACAGTAAATGTTTTTGGTGGCGTTGAAAAAAATGAAGAACAAGCATTAAAACAACAAGAAGATGAAACTTTAATTCTTGCAAAAAAAAATAAAGCAGCTGATGATCAATTTGCAAAAAATTCCGAATTAGAAGAATTAATAAAAAGAGCAGCTAGAAGAAAATTACTAGACAGTAAAAGTTAGTATAGTTATTTTAAAATAATTATTTTTATGTGATTATATGATGAAAAAAACAAACATTCCCAATATAGATTTTATTTGCACAGATCCAGGCGTTGAATCTACAATGCCTATTATAAGATCATCAGAATATAAACCATCTTGGATAAAAAAAGCCGCACAAGATTTTAAAAATCACGGGTCATTATCAAAAGACTTACCTGATGATGATGAAAATTTTATGGCGGTAGCGACACTTAATTTTAAAAAAGAAGATAATAGGCATACTATTAAATGTCCTGGTTTACAAATGTGGCATAATTCTGGTTGGATTATGCGATTGGATAAAGATATTAAATTTCAGGTAGTAGGAACTCCAGGTGGCGAATATTGGGATTTTATAACAGCTGATGGCTCAAATATCAAAAGACCAGTTACTTTTCATCTTAAACATTCTTTTTATCCGTTTTTTGAAAATTGGCCTAAAAATACAATGAAAAAAATTGTTAAATTACATTTACCTTGGTCTGCAAGAATACCTGAAGGTTATAAACTTTTGTTAATGCACCCAATGTATTTGGATGATAATAGATTTACTGTATGCACAGGATTTTATGACCCTCAATTAGGCATAGCTGATATAGGTACTGTTCCTATATTTTGCCATGTTTTAGAAGGCACACATACAATTTTAGCGGGTACGCCAATAGCTCAATTTATACTAATACCAAAAGAAGAGCCTAGTTTTAAAATTATTGAAGAAGCTAATGATAAAAATTATAAAAAAGAAAATATTATAACCAAGAAACTTTTAAGTGCAAGTTTTAATGTAAACTACAATAATATAAAAGAATTTTGGAAAAAATATGGCTGGTGATATTAAAGACTATACAATAGATGAACATAAAAATGCTGAGTCTCAACCATTTGTTCAAACTCTTATGTCAGGTAAAATTAATCCTGAATTATATGCTATTTACTTATTTAATTTATTACAATGTTATGCTACACTTGAAAAATATGCTTTTGCAAATGGCCTGTTTAGACAAACACCAGGTTTAGATAGAGCTCAAAAAATAGACCACGACTTTCGCTCACTGTGGGGTAAATCAGAAAAACCTTACATTACTGATAGCACTTTAAGATATATGTATCATTTAGATTCAATTAAAGATGACGCAGAAAAACTTTACGCTCACATTTATGTAAGACATATGGGCGATTTATATGGCGGTCAAATGTTACGAAGAAAAACGCCAGGTCCAAATACGTATCTTGTTTTTTTAAAACCAGAAGAAACAAAAAGAGTTATAAGAGAAATCGTAAATAATTATATGAATACTTATAAAATAAATGTAGTAGCTGAAGCTAAATTATGTTTTGAATATGCTACAGAATTATTTAAGGAAATGAATGATTTGGGAAAATCTTATACAGTGCAAGAATAACATTATAGATATTTTAGATTTAAATTGTGTAGAATATTTTGAAGATGGCATGGACCGTTTTAATAAAACCGGTTGGGTTAATCGTACTTGGAAAAATGATAATGTAAGGCGAGCTCACGTTGATGTAGTGGACGCAAGAGAAACAAAAGGCCTTTGGATGATGCACGTTTGTTTATTTCCAGGTCTTACAAATGGCGGCCCAATTTATGGATTTGATGTTATAGCGGGTAAAAATAAAATTACAGGTGCATTCCACGATTTTTCACCATTATTAAATAAAGATCATCCTTTAACAAACTGGTTTATACACGAAACAAAATGGTTTAAACCATCAAAGGTGAGAGAGTTACCTGAATGGGCATTAAAAATTTTTAGTAAAGGTATGATTGCGGCCGGTAATATACAAGAAGAAAAAGAGTTATTTCAAATATGTTCATTAGCAGAAAGTAATTTACATAACTAC